TAAATCGTAATGATCCGGATCCAATTCGATATCAACCATTCCGTCGCCTAATAATAGACGAACTTCTTTGATTAAATCATTTCTTACTTTGCTATTCTTTGGCATTGATTATCTCCAATATAATGTATTTATCATTTTTGTTATTGGAGCCAATAAAAAACCCACTACGAATAGTGGGTTTTTAAAATCTTAGACTAATTATTATGCTAGTTCAAAGCCACGTGATTCTGCTAGTTCTTCTAGAATTGCTTTTCTTCTAGCTTCTGCATATGTGAAGTAATCACCTTCTGCATCCTGAACTTCTGCGTCATTGCCGTTATCTTTATCTGCTACATCATAAGGAACATCCGATGTAACTTCATGTACATATGTAATCCCATGATTATCGTTCAACCATGTTCTGAAATCGGCTGTGTAAGCCTGATAGTTTTCAAAATGTCTTGCATTAATAAAAGTCAAGCAATATGCCATTTTGTTAGTATCTGTTGGATGCCAACCATAAGATTTAACATCTTCATAGATGAAGTCATATAATGCTTTTGCATATTTTGTTCCAGTTTCTTCTTTCCATGCTACAAGTAAATCTCTCATAATTGATGATGGATCTTTGTCTGGATTAGCAGTTTTTACTGCATCAGGGATATTGACTTCAACGAAATAATATCTTTTTTTGTTTGCCATTTATCTCTCCCGGGATAATAAATTTACTAATTATGATACTCGTCAGTATCTACAGTTATATTTATCAAAAAACCTTGAGAAGTAATGTATGTTCGTTAATTCTGCCATTCATTTTGGTCTCTACAGATTTGATGGCATTAAACTCTTTATTTAATGAGCGTTTTGTTATCTTTTTGAAGATTGGCAACTGCTCCTGTGGCTTTCGTAAAGTCTTTTGTAGACTTTCATCTTCTTTAAATCGTATCATTGTAGTACCTTTGACACTCAATCCAGAGCCGTCACGTCCTAGACCCATGGGGTCAATATTACTTGCATGATATACCCCTATCTTACGTGTCTTTGTATTGTATACAACTGCGATACTGGCTCCTACAAGTTCTACTGGATTAATGCTTACTGAACCTGTTTCTGTATGTTCTTTGCAGAACTTCATTTTAGATACAACTTTTTCTGCACTAACTGGTTTCTTCTTACGAGGCTTTCGGTCAAATTTTGCATTAGCAATAATCATATCACATGCTTGTACAATGCTTTTATACATTTCATACATTGCTTTAATTTCAGACTTTTCTAAATGCTTATATCCTTCAATCAACTGATTGTGCCAATCAAGTTCTTTTTCAGTCATATTTTTTGTTGAAGGTGGGTTGATAAGTTCATCATATTCTTTATAACAACCTTCATATAGTTCTTTAATTATTTTGGCATGATTGGCTTTTGCTTGTACTTTACGTAACAAACTCAAAGGTTTGAAAGATTTCAAAGCACCACTAGTCATTTCGAAATCATTAATAAAATCATCAATTTCATTAGTCATAGAAAATGCTTTAGCACGTAGTAATTCTTGAATACTAGGGCGATAAAGATTATTCTTTTTCGATTCTTCTTTTTCTTTTTCTTCTTTTTCTTGTTTGACACCTTTACCTGTTTCTATTGCTTTGGCAATTCGTTGTTTGATAAAGACAGTTGCAGGCTGTACATGTCCCATAGTACCTGCAAGTGTTTGCCAATAATCATCTTCTTTTTGATTAAAGTCTGGCATACCATCTAGTAAAAGTTTACAAGAAATTGCACCAGTAACTGTTACTTCATAGTCTGGTGCGGCTTTTACATTACGAATATCTTCTTTTGAATAACCGTTCTTTTCCATCCATGTATATACATATGGATATAAGTCTGCTGGTTTATAATTTTGGTAATAGAATTCTCTAGCGGCTTGTGACTTACGATGAAACTCTGCACCAGATAACTTTTCCCAGTTATCCCATTTCGGTGATTCAAGTTTTGCACCACGGCGAGGCGCCGCTCTTGTAGTCTTCTTTCTTTTTGCCAAACCCATCGGGAACTCCTATAATTGTTTTCGAATCAGCTTTGTTAATTTCTATTTAACTACAAAACGCATTTTTTGTCAAGTTTTAACGTTATCCGTGTTATTATCTAAAATTCTTACATCATCTATGATGTCTTTTTGCAATGCATTAATCAACAATGCACTTCTAAATGATGAAGAATTATTTGGCATTGTACTATGCAGTGTTCTTCCATCATACATCAAAACATCACCGGGTTGGGCTAATAGTTGTTGTCCTTGTGACAACAAACGTTCATCATATTCTTTTCGATTCTCTTCCAAATCTTTAAAATCTATTTTTTCTAAGTGTGATCCTGGCAAAAATGCAGTACCACCGTTTTGTAAAGTAAAAGGATCTAGTGGAATAATTATTTGTACACCTAATACTCTATCTACTTGATTATATTTCTCAAATCGATAAGGAGTATCAATATGTGAGTATACTTTTGATGCACCAGGACGTGTTGTTATACAATCTACTGCATGAATATCCCATTCTCCTGTTCTAAAGATTGCATCAATATGTCTTTGTAATCCCCAAACTACAGGTCTCCACATTTCTTCTGGAGGTGCAGTTGTCCACCAAACATTATATTCTCTTTTTCCATCATGTTCATCATAATAGTTTCCGTCTACTGCATTACCTCTATGGGCTCTCTCTGGGTTCATTGCCCATCTTTTGAATTGATTTACTGCGATTCCCGGAAGATAACCCCTACAAATCATGTATCCGTCTTGCGGATTATAGTTTGGATACTGTTCCACTGCCTTCTCCTTTAATCTATTTAGATAATAATAAGATAAATACACATAGAAGTCAAGGAAAAAGATATGCCAAGATTAAGTTTATGGAATCCTCGTAAGGGAAATGATTATAAGTTTATAGATAAATCAGTTAAGGCCCACTTTGAACATGGTGGTACTTCATTGCTTATCCATAAATATTTGGGATCACAAGATACAACTGATCCAAACTATGATCCTACTAAGCCAGCAATACAAGACTTGCTATTCATGGAGAATCGTGATAGAAAATATGACGATAACATCTATGACTTACGTGGTGTTTATACAGTTACAGACCAAGATATGGACTTGTCTCAGTTTGGTATGTTCTTAGGGAACGACCAAATTATCTTTACACTACATCTAAATGATATGGTAGAAAAAATGGGAAGAAAGTTGATGACTGGTGATGTAATTGAGTTACCTCATATGAGGGACGACTTATTACTTGACGAGGATGCTCCTGCTGTAAATCAGTATTGGGTGGTACAAGATGCATCAAAGGCCGCTGAAGGTTTTGATCCAGGTTGGTGGCCACACATTTGGCGTGTTCGTTGTAAACAATTACAAGACACACAAGAGTATTCTGATATTCTTGGAACAGGTGAAGAAGCAGATGATTTAAAAAACATCTTGTCTACTTACAATAAAGAACTTCAAATCAATGATGCAATCGTTGAAGAGGCTCAAGAAAATGTTCCAGGAAGATATTGGGATTATAGAACAAATAATTTACAATATGCAGAAGAAGGTCAACATCCTAAAGATATAGACATGGCGACAGTTGCCAGTGGTACACAATTTCCAAATGAACCAGCAGAAAACACATACTTCTTACGTACTGATTACAAACCTGCAAGATTATTCCAATACAGAGATGATAAATGGTACAAAGTTGAAGACAGTGATGGTGAATGGGAAGTTGGACATCACTTGCATCATCAATTTATTAATAATGATGGTGTCGTTAAACTTGAAGATGGTACAACAATCACTGGTAAGGTAAATTTATCTAAAGCAGTGAAACCAAAGGTAGATTAATATGGCTCAGGTAAAACAATCTCATTTTTATGATGAACAAATCAGAAGATATATTCTACAGTTTATTAGAATATTCAGTGGGTTCAGTGTAAAAACAGGAAAGAAAATGAAAGACGGTACGACTGATTATTTTATTCGTGTACCAGCACGTTATGGAGATATATCTCGTATGGCCGCTACTATTATGAAAGGTAATTCTGAGAATATAGTTAACTCTGCACCTTTTATTGGTTGTTGGATACAAAGTTTACAACCAGATAGAGCAAGAGTACAAGAACCGTTCTTTAATGATGCTGTAGCAGTCACAGAAAGAAAATTTGATGAAGTTACAAACAAATATATCGATGAACCAGGTAATAGATTTAATGTAAGAAGACTTATGCCTGTTCCTTATCTACTAAACATGCAAGTAGATGTTTGGACATCAAATACTGACCAGAAGTTACAACTAATGGAACAAATGCTAGTTTTATTCAATCCAGCATTAGAAATACAACACAATGACAATCCGGTTGATTGGACTACAATTACTACTGTAGAACTTACTGATATTCAGTGGTCAAGTAGAGGTATTCCTGCAGGAATTGAAGACCAGATTGATATTGCTACTATGTTCTTTCAAATACCTATTTGGATTAATCCTCCAGCACAAGTTACAAGACAAAACGTAATTAGAAACATTATACACAACATATATAACTATACTGACTTAGACACACTAGATTATGATCCTGATGCTTTTGAATTCTTTAGTGATTTACAAAAACAATCAAGTGTAATTGTTACACCTGAAAACTTTTCATTAAAAATTACAGAAGACAACGGAAACTATCTATGTCAACCATTAAGAAATGGTAACTATGAAGATGGTATAAAATGGGAAGACGTATTAAAATATTATGGAAATTTAGATGATGGCATATCAAGACTTAGACTAAAATATCATGGTAGACTTGACGACCTTAATGCAGACGTTATAGGTACATTAAGTTCTACTAATAATCCTGAGTTCCTATCATTCACTGTAGACAAAGATACATTACCTACAAACACTATAACCGCAGTAGATAGAGTGATAGATGCTGATAAGGCAAAACCAGGCTTCAACGGTATTCCACAACCAGCAGTAGGTCAAAGATATCTTTCACTTACATCTGCTCCTTCTAGTAGTGTATGGGGTTTAGATATTGATATGAACGACATCATTGAATACAACGGCACAGCATGGGTTAAATCATTTGATGCAAGTTCTTATGACTTACGTGCTTATGTAACTAATACATTCACAGGACAACAATTTAAATTTGAAAGTGGTGAATGGTCAGATACATTCCAAGGAATATACGATGCAGGCTATTGGAGACTAGAACTCATACAGTAAGAAAGTTTGAGAAATGATTAAAGCCGCAGGCGCATGTATAATTGCTAAAGACACAAAAAGAATAATACTTCAACAAAGAGATAAATTTGGTTCTCATCCTAGAAATTGGGGATTTTGGGGAGGAAAAGTTGAGGATAATGAAAATATTTCTCAAGCGTTATTAAGAGAAGTTTGTGAAGAACTAAATCTTAACATCAAAAAAGATGTGATTAAGATTTACCCATTAGACCAATATCATTCCAGAAACAAAGACTTTAGTTACTACTCATTTGTTATTATTGTTAAGAAAGAATTCATTCCTAAACTAAATCACGAAAGTGGTGGGTATGCTTGGATAGAACATGAATACTTTCCAAAACCACTACATCCAGGTACTAGAAGAACTCTTTTCAAAAAGAATAAATTAAAAGTGATTAGAGAGATTATATCGTCATTATAATTAGTCTCCAAAAATAGTAAATACAGTAGGGAGACACGTTTGGATATTATAGATTTTAAAAAGCAAAAATTTATACGTGACTGTATTGAGTTTTTAAAAACAAAAGAAATGTCAGAAGAACTCAAAAAGGTCATCAATACCGCCACGCCTGGATACTTAGAATACCTTAAGAAAGGTGAAACTAGTGATACAGTAAAAGTTATAGAAACTGCTATCACTAAAGTAAGACAGTTATCTCAAAAAGAAATAACATCAAACAGACAAAAGATTAACATAATAGCATTAAGTGTGTTAGAAGGTCTATCAACTGATGATACAAGATTTCAAATAAAAGAAGTTACTGATAGATACAGAGAATCTATAAACCCTGTAAAAGCATTATACTATGACTTACAAGAAATTATGTTTTTATATGATGGTAAACCAAAGAACAAACATCACAAATTTTTAATAGAAAGATTTTCTAAAAAAGAAGCATTTGAAGATATAATCAATGCTGTAAACAGAGACCTAGAAGATTTAAAAGAATGCAAAACACGTATAGACAATCTAAAAAAAGAACTAGGATTTTCTAATAGAAGTGAATATCATAAAAAAGTTTTAGATTTATATACTGAAATGAAACAATGGAAAAGATTGTTCTTAAAATTCCCTGAATGGGTTGATGAAAATTATTCAGAAGAAAGTTCTAGTTCTCTTATTCAAACATTAAAGAAATTCTTCACATAAAAAAAGGGCGCCATAAAGACGCCCTTCTCTTTTAATTTTAGATAGGATTATTTGCCAACTTTGACTTCTACCATGCCTTCGCCATCATCATCTTTTCCGTTGATTGCGATACCGACATATGCTGTCATTCTTGGATCATGTTCTTCTTTCCATGCTGTAGCATGACCTTTGTGGTCTGCGGCAACCATAATGTCGCCTTTAGCAACTTTGCCTACTACTTTTACTGGAACACGGCCTTGAAGTGCGATTGCTGGGTGTGATGCATCATCACCTGCTTCGCCATTCATTAAATATGCTGGTTTCATTGAAACAACACCTGCTAGTTTGTCACAACCGTGACCTTCTGCCGCTGTTACTTCTTTTTCACCACCAAACATCATTACTGTACCTTCTCCGTACTCTGCATCTGCTTCGTAACGTTCTGCAAGGTCGGCATATTCTGCCGTTGTTGCTTTACCAAAGAATGTACCTGCGTTAGTAACATCATTACCGCCCATGTTTAGGTCGCCTGACATTGTATCACCTGCTTTTGCAACTTTACCTGCTAGGTTAGTTGTCATTGTGCCGGCGAAATCTGAGTCATCACCTAGTGCCGCCGCTAGTTCATTTAGTGTGTCTAGGGCACCTGGAGCGCCATCAATTACGTTCTGTGTTTGTACTGTAATTAGTGCATTAATTGTTGATTCTGCTGATGTAGATAATGTTAAAGAACCGTTGATTTCTGTTGCACCATCTAGTTGTGCTTTACCATCAACTTCAATAGCATTATTGAATTTTACTTTACCATTAAAAGTCTTAGAGTTACCTGCTGTACTACCATCACCTCTATCTTGTGAAGCGATAATAGAAACGTTTCTTTCTAAGTCAGCAATACGTCTTAAGTTTGATTTTGTACCAGTGAAGATGATATCATCACTAGTCATGTCTACTGTACCTGTAATTTCTGTGATATTACCTGTTGAGTCGTATTTGTAGTGTTTTCCACGGTCAATAGTTGTATTCGTAGAACCGTTGTGTCTAAATTTTCTTCCCATTAGTGTCTCCTTAATTCGAAAGGTCTTTAGATGACCTTATGTTCACATTGAACTGTAGGGGATTACTCCCCTACATTTGTTAAGTTAAATTTTACTTATAGATAACTGCTTCGATTTCGTCATCCTCTAGTAATAGGTCAGCTATGAATGTAACAGCACCTGTTGATGAGTTAACTGTATATTCATCTTGTCTTAGTAACTGTCTGTTTAAGAACAGCATAAACATCGCCGCGCCGCCGGCATTGAAGCCTAGTGTTGCCGCTGTTAATGTCACTGCTTGACCTGAGTTGTTTGATTCATCTGTTGATGATACAACATACTCTGATGCATGTGACTGTGACATTAGACCTTTGATTGTGTCTTCTGCCGATGTTGACAATGTTAGACCTGCACCTAGAATTAGGTTGTTATTAATTGTAACTTCATTGTTGATTGTTACATCTAAGTCAATATCTAGTGTTGTGTTTGATACATCAATATCGAACACTGTTGTAGATGATGTGTTATTAACTGTGAAGTTGTTATTAACTGTTGTAGCATTGTTAACTGTAAACGCCATATCAACATCGAATGTAGCATTCGTAACATCAATATCAACCATTGTTGTTGATGAAGTGTTATTGATTGTTAGATTGTTGTTGAATGTTGATGAGTTGTTAACTGTCAGATCCATATCAATATCATATGTATTAGCAGTTACGTCAATATCAACTTTTGTTTGATTTGATGTATTGTTAATAGTTAGATTGTTATTGAATGTTGCTGAGTTATTTACAGTTAGGTCTAAGTCAATATCTAGTGTTGTGTTTGAAACATCGATATCAAACAATGCTGTGTTTGATGTGTTATTAACAGTGAAATCATTGTTAAATGTTGCAGAATTATTTACAGTTAGGTCTAAGTCAATATCTAGACTTGTGTTTGAAACATCAATGTCAAATAGATTTGTGTTTGATGTATTCTTAACTGTGAAATCATTTGCAACGTTAACTGTGTTGTTAAATGTTGCATCTAGGTCGATTGTCAAAGCTGTGTTTGAAACATCTACATCAAACAGACTTGTGTTTGATGAGTTTGTGATTGCAAAATCATTCTTGAATGTTGCAGAATTATTTACAGTCATATCTAGGTCAACTTCAAACGTTGTGTTTGCTACATCGATTGCAAATACATTTGTTGATGATGAGTTTGCAATGTTGAATGTGTTGTCACCTTCAAATGTTACATCGTCACCAATATTTAATGTATTGTTAATGATTGTTGGACCAGCTATTGTTGTCGCACCTGTTGTTGAGTTAATTTCAAACTTGCCACCACCAACGTTGATATCAACGTCTACTGTCATGCCTGAGCCATTAACTTCAAATGTACCTGTTTTCAGAGTTGTCATTGAACCTGATGATAAACGAGTATCAACACGTGTATCTGTAAAGAACAATGCTGATGAACCTTCTGCTAGGTCATCTGTATCTTTTCCTGAAAATGACACGTTGAAACGTGAATTTGTATAGTAAAGATTTGTTGAGCCTTCTGCTAGGTCATCTGTATCATGATTTGAAAGGTCTGAAACTGTACCTGTTACATCACCTGTTAAGTCACCGATAAATGAACCTGATGAGTATAGGTCTTCTGCACCTACTGACCATCTGTCATTTGTTTCGTCCCATAAGAACTGAACGTTTAGGTCATCGCCTCTTTCAACTTCAATACCACCTGATGCAGTTGCATTACCAGTTGCGTCTGAATTTAAAAGTAAGATGTTATCAGCTAAATTGATTTGTGATGTATTAATTGTTGTTGTAGTACCTGAAACTGTTAAGTTACCACCGATAGTCGCATTACCTGATGTAGTTAATGTTGTACCTGAGATAGCCGCCGTACCTGCACCAATGCCTGTTGTGATTGCACTATCGACATAGTTTTTGTTAGCCGCGTCTGTACCTGATACCGGTGTAGCAACTTCTTTGATTAGGTTTGAATTCATATCAACGTGTTCGCCGATTTGAAGGTCACCTGATGATGTGTTTAATTCACCATCGATTGCGATACCATTTCCTGATACGATTTGAAGTACACCTGTTCCTGATGTAGCAACTTTTAAGTTTTGGTCTTGTGTTGTTGAAATTTGAATTGTTCCAGAGTCATCGTCAATAACTTTTTTACCATTCACGTAAAGTGATCCTGGACCTACGTAGATATCACGCCACATCATTGTAGATGAACCTAAGTCGTAAGTTATGTTAGCCGCTGGAATAATGTGACCTGTCATATCTAGGTCGCCAGTAATTTCTGCGCCACCTGATAGTGTCACTGAATTAGTAACTGCTAGTGTTCCGCCTACTGTGACGTTGCTTGAGAACGAACCTGTTGAGGCCGTTGTTGTCGCACCTTCACGCATAAGGGGATAACCACCAGTTGTCGAACCATCGTGGACTACAAGTGTTTTCTTGTCTGTATCGACTGTAACTTCACCAAGTAGGCCAGTAAATGATGAATGTTGTGTCGTTGTACCACGACGGAATTGGATTGCATATGCCGCCATTGTATTTTCTCCCGTCTATAAAAAAATCGATTTCATTTATAAACTATGCCGTATCTATAACAGCATAATCTAGTGTTATTTATCGGATTTCCTTGTTTAGAGTATGTTTGTATTTAATTTATTAGATAATTGCAACTTCGATAATTTTAGCACCATCTGACGTATCTTGTGTCAAAGATTTTGCAAAAACTGAACGTCCCATGTCTACTCCAGCAACACTTTTTGCATGTCCAGGAGTATCAGAAGTAACTAATAAGTCGCCTTTTTCTACTGGTCCAATGACTTTACACGGTACTCTACCACGTAAAGCTAGATATGGATGTGTTTTATCATCACCTGCTGATGAATTTAGTTTTAACCCTGGATCTGTAGATATAACACCTGCTACTCTATAGTCTGCTGGTGTATCTGTAGTTGTTATCTCTTTATCTCCGCCAAATATAACTACTGTTCCAGGCTCATATTCTGTGTCTGCTTCATATCTTTCAGCCAAATCAGCATATGTAGCCTCCACAGTATGGCCATATATTACTTTCCATTGTTGTGTAGGAGTACCTATATCGTATGTATTATCTTGTGATGGTATTAAATCAGTGTTGAGACTGTTTAAAACTGTGTTAACTCTACTTTCTGAGTGATAAAAATTAGAAGAACCTTCATCAAGATTGTCAGTAGTAGCTTCAGTTATATTTCCTGTTATTTTTACATCACCGTTTTCTTTTATACTAAAAATAGAATTTCCTTCATTTACGGCCATTGTTTCTGGATTTCTATTTGAAAAGAAACCAAAATATCCATTAGTTGATACATTATTTGTATCTACAAAAAAGTTCATGTTTGTTTCGGCATTTAACGCCATAGCATCTGTACCGAAATCAATTTTTATAAAATTGTCATTGTTTGTATTGAAAAGTTTAAACTCCCCTACATCTAGGTTATCTTCTAGTACATGTGTAAGGTAACCTGCATCATTAAAGAAAGAACTGACATTTGTTGGTAAACTAGAACCCGTTGTTCCTCCTGTTGAGCCAGAAATAACATTGCTAGTATTTGTAATTAAACCAAAATCTGTAGGTGCATCATAGCTGATAACACCTGTAGTATTGTCATATCCTATTTCATTACCTACTACACTTATTGCCTGTCTTGCTTCTTGGTCTGTGTAAAAGTCTCCTGAAAAAGATATTTCACCGGTTGCAGGATCATAAGAAAGTTCACTTCCTGATTCAACACTTATTGCCGCTCTTGCTCTTGCGTCTGTGTAATATTGATTTGTTGTTCCTTCAGATAAATCATCTGTAGTATAATTAGTTAATACATTTGTGATTGCACTACCGTCACCGGTTATTGTGGTAAACGTTGCTTGTACTGGTGTAGTGGCACCAATAACAGTTCCATCAATGTTACCAGAATTTATGTCTACAGAGCCATCGCCTGTAACGTCTATAATTTTAATTCCATTTTCTGAATCTACATCACCTACTAATGCACCTGAAAGAATAATGTCTGTTCCTGTTATTGTTCCGGTTGATAATCCTTGACCGAATGTAGACCAATTACTAATAGATTCTTCCCAACCAAATTTCTTATTATCGTCTGTGCCTCTGTTTATTTCGATACCTACATCTTCAGATGCCGCACCCGTATGGTCTCCGTTTAATAACATAAATGGGTCTGCAACTGAAACTGTTTCTGAATTTACAGTTGTAGTAGAACCTTGAACTACAAGATTACCTGCAATTTCTACTGTGCCACTTCGTGTTTCTAAGATAGCATTATCTGTTGGACCACTATCAAGAAATACTTTTGCACCTTTTAAAAATAATCTGTCACCAAATTTAATTTGTTCTGCCATTTATCTCTCCATTCTTTCTAAAATATGGGTCATGATTATTTTTGTATGGTACATGATTTTTCTTTGTATCATATACGCATCCAGTATCCCATCCCATTGTATTATATGCATGTTGCAGACGACTCATTAACACTGCAAAGGTGCCAATATATGAACTATTAGCTGGTGACCCTGATATTACGAATGAATCCATATCTATTAATTTTACCTGTCTATCTTTTGTTATGACAAAATTAGATAGATGCAAATCTTTGTGTATCCAGTGTTTTCCTGGTTCTAGAGTTTTAGAAAATTCTATGCAATCTATTTGTAGTTGTAAAAAGACTCTTAGTATATCATCAAGAATATTTTCTTTAATATTAGTGTTGAAGTCTGGATTCCAAGGGTCAAGATATCTATCAACTGTAGAATAAATGTCCAAATATTCCATAGTGTATGTGGCAGGATCTTTAATTTCAATAATTTTTAAATAATTATCACTGTTACGAATAAATTTATGAAACTTATTATGATACTCTGCAAAATTATTAAAAAGATGTGAATGGTACATTTTTTTAGTACAAATTCCATCTTTTAAATAAATCTTTACACGTTCATTTGAATATATAGTCTTTACATCTTCCATTGTGTCTCTCTCAAGATTGATTTGTTATTAGTATTTATCAGTTTGAAAGAAATGCAGTTTAGGAGAAATGGGCATAAAAAAACCCGGGATTGCTCCCGGGTTTTAATGTGTCTAAAGTATAATCTAAGATTATACGAAAGCTAGATTGCTAACTGCGATTTTAGATACGTAGTCAGCCGCGTTACCTAGAGATGACGCTGTGTTTGTTAGTTCAACATAACCATAACGTGTCATGAATGAAACTACTGGCTCAAAAGAAGCCGGATCAACAACAACACCTGAAGACATTAGCGGAACGTACGGACAATAGAATGCCGCCGCATCGATTTCGCCTGCACCTTTGTAACCAAGTAATACGTCATCGTTTGCCGCATATGTGTTTACATATACACGCATTGTACCGTTTAGTGTACCTACGAATTTTGTATTTGTTGGTGCTTCAAAAGTACCTTCAGTTGTTCTAGCGAATGCTGATGTTGTAGCAGACTGTAGAACAGTTAATGCTGATGGTGAAAGCACAGCCCAGTTTGCCGCGCCTCTACGAGTACGCTGTGCTACTAGGTTAGCTTGTTGGTTGATTAATGTCGCAAGAACGGCATGTCTGTCACCGATGAATGTTGGTTGACCAGTGAAAGTTGCGTTCATGTCATATGTACCACCTGTTGTTGCAAGTGCAGATAGAGAGCCTAGGATCTCTTGGTCGATTTCAGCAGTGATTTCCATTGCTAGAGCCGCCATGATTTCAGCTTCGATATCTAAACCGTGCATTGAGTTAGCGTCCTGTGCCGCTTCAAAAGTCCAACGTGCAGATAGCTTTCTTGTTTTAGCTTCTACAGTCTGTTTTAGGACTTGAATTGACATTTTAGAACCTGGCTCACCTTCTAGTGATGCAGTTGCCGCCGGAGCCGCTGATGCGTCACCTGAGTATGCGTTAGCAATTTCAAATGGTGATAATGCTTCGTCACCAGCTGATACGCCAGCTTTTGATTCTGCGTAACGTACTCTTAGAGTGTGAATTTGGCCTACTGGACCTGTCATTGGTTGTACACCGATGATTTCGTTTGCGATTACTGTTGGCATTACACGACGGATAACTGGTAGGATCACTTTGTTTAGTGTTGCGATGTTACCAGCCTGTGTTGCACCAGCAGTTGCACTTTCATTAAGTGCTACTTTAGTGTTTTCTAAAACTGCGTTCATTGTGTCACGCTTTGTGCCTTCTAGGCCTTCTAATAAAGCGTCACGTGTTGAATCCCAGTTATTTCCTTCGAAAAGATTTTCCATCTTTTTATCTCCTGATAATTATCCTGGTTTATTTCAATCCAGCTAATTTCTTAAGCTGAATAATTTCGGCATCGCTACCTGACGACTGTGATTCTTCCGTTACTACCTCACGGTCACCAGTATGTTCAGTCACTTTGCCTTCGGTTAATGTTTGTGTTTCTTCTTTAGTTGAAACGTTTTTCTCATCTAATACTGCCGGTAGATACTTCTTGAAAGCAGATTTTAGATTTGAAGTTTTTACTGATTCTAGAAGTTCTGACATAACTTCACGCTTTTCTTTGCCTAACGGTGCTAGTAGACCTGACATAACCTCTTTACGGTTCATCTTGTCTTCTAGTATACGTTGTGCCTTCTTAGCGCCTTCAATGTCAGCTTCTTTGTCAGCGATTACTTTTTCAAGTTCTTCAACCTTAGTAGCTGATTCGTCTAGTTTCTTGTTCATTTTAGCAACTTCTGTGCCTTCATTTAAATGTGAAGTCATGAATTCGCCTGAGAACGCTTCGAATACCTTACGACCAAATTCGTTTTCTTTAGCCGCTTGAATATCTTCTTTTAACGCTTTCATTTCTGAACGTAGAGAATTTTTAATTGTGTTCTCTACTAATTCCGCTGAACGTTTGATAAAGTTCTCTTTAGTTTTACCTAGGATCTCTTTACCTTCTGCTACTAAACGTACCTTAGTGTTAACTAATTCACGTTTATCATTATGGAACTCAGCTAGTTCACGTGATAGTTGCTTGACAACGAATTTCTTAGTTTGTTCAAGATTTTCGTTAACTTTTGCTCTATCATTTCTAAGTTCCTTAACTTCGGTCGCCAAACGAGAAGTAATGAATTTTTCAAGGAGTTTTGCATGTTCAGAAATTGCTTTCTTATATGCAACTCGTTCTGCGATAAGAGCCTCACGGTCTGCTTTGAACTCTTCCATTTCAGTTTTAATTGAATTGTTTAGCATGTTGTCCATTGCTTCAACAATAACTGATTTGTCGTGTTCAAACTTCTGTGCGAACTCCTCACGCAACTCGGCTGTAATCTCCTCTCTTGCTTCGTCTAATTTTTTATCTAGAGCCTCTTTAATTTGTGCGCCAGCCTCTTCGGATAGTACACCAGTCTCTAGAAGATTTGCAAGGATTTCTGTTGCCATTGTTGCTTCTCCTGTTAAAGTTTAAGTTCTTTAATAAACTTAATTATTTGTTCTGACAAGTACTTTTGAGCGACCTTGTCTTGTTGTACATTTTGTGCTAGTTGCCAAGTTTGGTAACCACCACGCATGTTCATTAAACCTTCGTAGATTGCCTTAGGGTAGGCCTCGGGAGCACTTGGTTGTGCTACGATGTCTACAGTGACAATCTCAAAATTGCTAACCTCACCGCTTGGGTTAACTTCACCAGAACCACGAGATGAGACACCTAGTGTGGCGCCTGACTCGATTAGTGTTCTGATAATGTTGCCCATTGGAGTCGGTACAATTTTAAGTTTACCATAACCATTAGGTCCATCCATCCACATAGATTCAATAATATGCGAAACTCGGTCAACGTTTACTGTTAGTTCTGGCGGATGGTCACATTCACCTAGTACAGGAAAACCTTGGTCGATTTTCTCTTGTACAGATTCAACTGCTTTCGCAATTTCTCTGACCGGATAAACACGTTGGTTAGCATTTTTAACGTTACCTTGAACGAAAATACCTTCCATAAACATGTTCTTTGCTCCGTCATCACCTTCAACGATACGAGACTTTACTCCCGCTTGTTTATGTGATAGCCTTTCTATAAGAACGGTCATTGGTTATCTCCAAAAGTATTTCTTAAGATGAAACTGACTTAGTGTTAGCCCCATCGTCACCTTCAGAAGCCTTTTCAGCCTTCATTGCAGGTGCTTTACTGTTTCCAGAAACGTTTACATTACCTGTAGACATTTCTTTTGCATCACCTTTACCACCCGCTGTGTTACCATCGTGTGTTTTTACTGGTGCCGCATTTGAATCGTCGCCTGGACGCTTTGGATTAGCATTCACTGGAGATGCACCTTCACCATTGTCGCCTGCTTTTGCAGTCTCTGGCTTAGTGTATTCGTCTAGTTTTGCTTCTTCTTCTGCATCGTCTTCTGATTCGTCTAAGTCAAGTTCTAGTTCATCTTCTGAACCTTCTTCTACTTTATCTTCTGTAGCTTCTTCTGATGATTCTTCTACTTCTGATGTTTCTTCGATTGCTGGTTCTACTGATTCCATTTCTTCCTCAGCCTCTTCATCGGCTTCGTCTTCCATGTCATCTTTTTCACCTGACATAATTTTTTCGAACTCTGCTTCTAGATCCGCTAGATTTGACTCTAGGTCATCTACACGATCCTCTAAATCTTCTGCCGGAGCTTCTGCATCACCCATTTCTAGGTCGTCAACTGCTTCGTCTTCTGATTTTTCGTCTTCGTCATAGAATTCTTCATTCTCAATCTCTGCTTCGTCTGACTCAATTTCACTTGTTTCAGGCGCTTCGATTGATGCTTCCTCAACGGTTTCGTCCTCAGACTCGTCAATATCTTCCAAATCTTCTTCTACAACTTCGTCACTTTCGTTTAGAAGTTCTTCATGGATTCTACGGGCCTCAGCTACGATGAAGTCATGTAACATGGCTTCCGCCGCTTCACGCTCCTCGTTGATAAGAAGTTCTAGTACGTTTTCTAGTGTACTTCTTGACATAATTAGTCTCCTTATCTAAAACGCCACAATTCGTGGCTAATAAGCCACAAAGTTATGAATGTGGCAATGTTGTAGAAACACTTCTTTTTGTTTCACATGTATTTATAGAGGTTTTTGGGGTTTATTAAGGAAATGTAACAAAACGGCTATTTTTTAAGCCATTTCGGATCATAAGTTATTTAGAGTACTACTTATGTATTTTATATGCGTAGTTTAATGTAAGAAATTTGACGTTTTTTAGACGAAATATTATAGTTCAGGCTGTTCAGAACCCTTAGAAGCGCCATATTGTTGCTTTAGTTGAGACTTTTTCTCATCATTTCTAAGTTTTCTGTATGCTCTAATCTTTCTCAAATCATTAAGGTGCGAAAGAGTTAGACGTTGCTTTCTAGTATCGTCTAATTCTATACTGTTGTGCTTATCTCTATCAGGAGAATAGTTTTCCTTAATATCTGAATATTTCATCTTAGAACTCCAATTTCTAACTATATGTATTTATACTTGTTCGTCAGAATCAGTGTCTTCGGCGTTTTCTGCACCACTAATTGGTGAACCTTCTTCTGTATCATCTACATCAGTTTCATCAAAGTCTGCGCCGCCGCCTTCAAACTCGCCACCAGGAACACTTGCACCTACTGATTTAAGACCGTCTTGACCTTCAGGATCACCAGTGCCTTTTTCTTCTGCCCATAGTTTTTCATTTTCCATGATTTCTTCATCAGATAGACCCAAGAAACGTTTCATTGCAAAACGTTTACTTACGTACTCTGCACCTTCGATTGCAGTGAATACGTTCATCATTACTTGGTCAACTTCTGCTTGACGATACTTACCAAAGTTTTGTGGAGTATTGAATTTCAAATCAAATAAAGAACTTTCAATTACAACACCTCTGTGTTTCAAGAACATCTTAAATTCTCTATCTAAGTCTTCAACTACTAGTGCTTGTAATCTTTCACAGAATTTAGTAAATCTAAACTCTTGAATGAATGCAGTTCCTACACGACCATCATTGTAACCGTTACCATCGCTATCTAAACTACCTAGATAACTTGGCGGTACTCT